TTAAAAGATTTCATTCGCCATAGCGTTAAATTGGACGATAGATGCAGTTTTTTTATCTTTCATGATATGCGAATAAATGTCGAGCGTTGTTTTTGCAGAGGAATGTCCTAGGCGTCTTTGAGCTTCTTTAATATCAATCCCAGCATCAATCATCAAAGCTGTATATGTGTGTCTTAAATTATGCGGAGTGATTTTTTTCACTCCTGCTTTTTTTATATAAGTGGCCATTCGATAATTGAAGTTTCTTGCCGGTTCGGGCTGACCTGTATGATCAGCGAAAACAAAGTCTTCATCAACGTAATTGCCTCGTTTCTCCTCTTTTATTCGTTCTTGTACATGCTTCAAAACACGTAATTGATTAATGACTTGAGGCGGAACCGGTACGTTACGGATAGATGATTGAGTTTTAGGCGGCATCATTTTATATTTCCCTCTTAACCCATTCTTTTGGAACAAAGTGAATCTGACCCGGATAATAGACTCTTCAAAGTCAATTTTGTCCCATTTGAGGGCCACAGCTTCGCCGATACGCAAACCGGAATACACCAGTAGCAAAAACATCGCTAAATCTTGAGGCCTCCCTTTCCGTTTTACAGCGTTCAGATATGCTGTTATCTCCTCCTTTTCCCAAAATTTTATATCTGCAAGATCTTCATCAACTTGTTTTGAAGAGGTGTCTTTTGTGGTTTTAGGAATTTTCACTTCTTTAATTGGGTTATATCTGAAGTAGGAGTCTTTAACAGCTTGATCCATAACCATCTTAATTACGTGATGAACCCCAATAAGTGTGTTCTTGGCATATTGCGGCGCTATATCATTCAGAAAATTACGGTATATTTTTTCATTGACGCTCTTTAATTTATAAGCCCCTAAGTGCTTCTTTAAAATGATTAAACTATCATGTCTTGTTTTCCAAGAGCTTTCTTTGACGGTGGGCTTATAATCTTCAAACCATTTATCAAGGTAAGTGGCCAGTCTAATATTATCATCCTTTTCAAAAAAATCTTGATCAATGTTGATTTCAGCTTGAGCGGCTGCAACCATAGCTTCTTTTTTAGTCCTGAAGCCTTTCTTTGTTTTTTCGCGTCTTTTGTTCGTGATGGGATCATAGTATGTAATTCTGTATTCCCAATTGTCTCCGCGTTTTCTATAACTCGCCATTGATCCTATCCTCCATTTTTACTTAAAATCACTTTATTAATATTATTATGCAACTCAATAGAATTTTTTTGTAGAGTAAAGTTATTTTCGTTTGCGATTAGTTCAATTAAAGTTAAAGCTTGTTGCCATGTGATACCTGTAAAAATTCTCACTAAATATATAATCTTGGTAAGAATTATGGTATAATAGAGAAAAATATGAATATTATTCTTATTCGAAATTATCGTTCTTTTTTTGATGCTTTCGTCAATTATCGACAATGTTTTTCTTCTGGACGTGATATATTAATTTGAAGTGGTGATTAATATGAATAAATATAAATTTGATGTTAGAGGGCATTTGAAGAATATAATTGAGTCAAAGGAAGAATCGCAAAAACAAATTGCTGATAAAATTGGAATCAGCGCTTCGCATCTCAGTAAATTCCTTAATGGGCAAGAAATCGCCTTGTGGATGGTATTGGAAATCGTTCGCTATCTTGATAAGGATAATGAAATTGAAATAATGCGCCAGTGCTGCTATGAAGCAACAAAAAAGAATATAAAAACTGCATTTGAATATGCACACTCAAAAAAACTCGATTCGATGACTACTCATTTGATTGGGGAAACAATTAATGGTAGCAATCGAGAGCTGAGGGAATGGGCTTTAGTTTATGGCTGGCAGCTTGAGTCAAAGTATTCCCGTGTCTATAGTGAAGTTGAATATCTTGAGAAGTTAAAACCATTGAAGCCTAGTTCGCAAGATTTAAAAACCCTCTTGTTAATTTTAGAAATGCTATGTTTTTATTATAGTGGGAAATTTGATCTTTCTTTGCATTATGTCGAGAAGATTCACGATATGCTGCCAGAAATAAAAGACCCTTTTATTCAGAAGGCATTTTTAAGCAGGACGGATGAAGCTCTTGCTAATATGTATCTTAAATTTAGAAATAATATAGAGCAGGCCCGGGAAAGAGCCGCGAAATTAATCGAACGAAATTTCAGTGTGAATTCAGTAACTAATGGATTTTTCATTTCAGGATTATCGTATTTCTATGAGTCTTATGACAATGCAGCTTATTATTTTAAAAGAGGTATAGAACTTAATAACTCTCGAGATAGGTATTTTGTTGCCAATGATTTAAGAGAGCAACTGGCGATTTTAAACATGTTTTGGGAAAGACCTGTGTCAAAAAAGCTTATCGTATCTGAATTCATAAAAAATGTAGTTAGACAGAATAACTTGGAACAATATTATGATTATGAGGTATACTCTGCATTAGCTTTTTACTTTGATGGAAAAAGAGAGAAGAGCATAGAGAAATTGCTTCTCTCATTACATATATTTTGTGATAAAAAAGACTACTTTAGAGCAAATTTGCCAAAAATAGAGTTGCTAAAACTGGGGGTTGATTATAATATTATAAAGAGGGGGGTGAATATTAGTGAAAAAGACAGTCATAGGGATAGCAATAACATTAGTGATAGTATTAGCCTTTGCTTTTAGTACAGCAATTTCTAATACTGAACACAATGAACCACAACCTTTGCAGAATCCTGGACACACTAAGCAGTTAGCTGATCCACCGGTTGGCATGAGTTACAAAGTTGTAGAGCCGAAAATCACAAAAACTGAAAAAACTATATTTTATTAAAAAAGACGCTGCCAAAATTATAGGCATCGTCTTTCGTGTTTTTAAGAAGGATTTCCTGTTTTAAAAAAATGAAAAACAGGAAATCCTTGCTTACCGATTTATTTTTAACCATCAATACATTATAATAGAACAAAAGTTCGCATGAAGGGGATTGCATAAAATGAAGACAGATATTTCACTCGATGAATTTTTGGAGAAAATAAAGCAATTAGCCGACCAAGAATCAATCAATATCAGAGCTGCCCTTTGATTTTCTGTATGCTTTTAAGACTTCTAACATCACATTTATTTCGTCGTCGGAAACTTCTTTACCGTCAACAGTTATATTATAATTCTTCCTGAGATTTTCTATTGATAAGTCTCTTTCAAATGCAAGTTGTTTTTCAGCATCTGAAAACGGTTCTAAATTTTTGTCGTCTGTGAAAAAATAAGAACGATCAACATCAAAAAAATTAGATAAAGATTCAATGGTTTTTAGAGAGGGATTTTGTACGCCTCTTTCGATTTTAGATAAATAGCTGTGATCAAGACCTACTTTTTCTGCTGTTTCACGCAACGTCAGCTTCCTATCTTTTCTTAATCTTTTTATTTTGGTGCCAACACTATTATTCAATGAATATCACCTTTTCAATTTCATTAGGATTCATTTTGTTTTCAATGGTTTTGTTTAATCTATTATAACATGTCATGGTGACATATAGTCCAAAAAACAAAATTATGGGTTGTCAAAAAAAACGAGGAATGTTATATTTGTTTTGGGGCATATTTGTCACATTTTTTTTAGAGAGAAGGTGACTACAGGTGATCGAGACACAAATCGGTATCGAGATCGGGATGAAAGTTAAAGAAAAGAGAAATCTTCTCAACCTAACACAGACCGAGTTAGCGGATAAGCTTCAATTATCGCGCTCTTACATTAGTAAAATAGAGAATGGACAAAGATGTCCGAATTTGAAGACGTTGAATAGGATTTCTATTGCGCTAAATGAATCAATTGAATATTTTTTTTAGATGTTTTGGGGTTTTTTAGACCACAATATTCAGGAGGAAACTTATGAAAATTGAACTTGAACAATCAGATATCGACACAATTACAAGCGAAGTAATCACAAATGTCAGCGCAGCGCTGGTTCCTAAAATTCAAGAAATGATCATGGTACTGTCTGCACAGGATCAGTTGCTAACAAAGAAAGAGGTTTACGAAGGGATACTCAAATGTACTGCCGCTACCGCGGAAGAGTTGTATTTCAGTAGGCCGGACTTTCCTTCGTTTGAACCACCTCAGCGCCCAGGCGGGGCAAAAACCCAGCGAAGATTTTCACGACGTGCTGTTGAGGCTTGGATCGCAAAGAACTGTATTTCGAACGCATAAGGAGGTTGCAAAATGTTTTTAGAAAGTCTTGTTTGGTTGCGCAACCAAGTCGCTGTAGTTATAAGTGAGTCTGTCGTGGTTCATGAACGAGCTATCGCCGAGCTAAAAGCGCAAGGCGGCGTCTGCTTGTCTGATCTATGTCAGCAAAATACCCTAGGCTCTGTAATTGTAAATGGCAAGCGGTCTGTATGGCCGTTGACGAAATCAGAAGGGGTCGGGCTAAATGAGCGAAATTAAATTCGTAAAGCTCAGCACTCATATGTTTGATGACGAAAAAATTAAGCTTATTGAACAGATGCCCGAAGCCGACACTTTATTAATTATATGGGTTAAATTACTTGCTCAAGCTGGTAAAACCAATGCTTCGGGATACATCTTCCTTAGTGAAAATGTTCCATATACCGATGAAATGTTGGCAGCTATTTTCTCGCGCCCGTTGGGGGTTGTAAGAATGGCCTTGGATACATTTAGACGGTTCGGAATGATCGAGATTAACGATCAGAACTATATCAGTATTTGCAATTGGGAAAAGCATCAGAACGTGGATGCGATGGATAAAATCAGGGAAGATACACGCAAAAGAGTTGCTAAATATCGGGAAAAACAAAAGGCTTTACAGCTTTCTCAACCTAGTAACGTTACAGGTAACGTTACAGTAACGCAAGGTAACGAACAAGAAGAAGAAAGAAGAAAGAAGAAAGAAGAATTAAAAGATATATTGTCGAGTAAACCCGACGACGCATCTTTTTTAGAAAACGAAAAGGACGAGATTCCATACAAACTGATCATTGATCTGCTGAACAAAGTAGCGGGCAAACGATACCGACCTACTACACCAAAAACAAAAAAAGACATCAAGGCACGCTGGAACGAAGGTTTTCGCTTTGAAGATTTTAAACATGTCATTCTAGTAAAAACTAAGGAATGGCTCAATGATCCTGCTATGAATAGATATTTACGTCCTGAAACATTGTTCGGTACAAAATTTGAATCTTACCTAAATCAAAAAGGAGGATCAGCAAATGAAGGATTTTACAAAGGAACAAGCGGCCGCAGTCCAGGGCGAAATATCTCGGAGGATGACATTCCATACTGATGAGCACGGCAATCCTGTTTACTGCGATAAACACACCCGGATTATCAGTGGAGAAGAAAAGCCGTATCCAGTTCAGCTCATCAAACTTCGGGATGGCTCTGCAAAGTGTCCCATGTGCGAACGGGAACAGCGCAATAAGGAGATTGAGCATGAAACCGAGGAATGGCGCCGCCGGATGGATCAAAAGGTTTTATCTATGTATTCACTAATCGCTGATCCAACACTCAAAGAAGCGACATTCTCAACATTCCAAAGTTATAACCATGAAGACGAGCGGAACAAGCGCCGGATGATGGAGCTTGTTAAGCAAGTGAAGGCGGGAGCCGTCATGAATATCTTCTTAACGGGTGAATCTAACGCAGGAAAAAGCCATCTCGCTATGTCAGCCATTAAAGAGCTGAACAAGAGGGACGCAGAAGGATACGCTAAATCAGCGTTGTTTGTAAACAGTGACGCCCTTATGAGACGAATAAAGAATTCGTTCAAGGACAGCTCAGAGAAGCTTACGGAAGCTTTCGCGATCGAACTGCTGACACGGGTTGATTACCTTGTCATCGACGATCTAGGGGCTGAGGTGGGCGACACAGATAACGAAAACAGGGCGGCAAATGATTTTATTCATCGCGTATGGTACGGCGTCTCTACGGGGCGGCAAGGCAAATTCACGATCGTTACAACAAATCTATCTGGCGTGGCTCTGACTAAACTTTATGACAAGAAAGTCGTAAGCCGGCTCACGGCACACTTGGAAACAGTCAAATTTGAAGAGAAGCAGAAGGAAAGAAAAGGCCGTACTGCGCCCGCCCTGTCCTTTTAAGGAGGTGAAAATAGTTGATACAGGCAATCATGCCCGGCGTGCTGCAGATCGTCCCTGAACGCAAATTAACGGATGACCAGCGCAAAAAAGAAATAGACGAGCTTATCAAGGTTCTTGATCAAAAAATAGCAGATTACCAGAACTTTAGGGGGAATGCAGTGTGAAACGAGGTAAATCTCCGACGCGTGCGCAAAAGGCAATCATTAAGGCAAACGGCCTGACCATTGAGAACTGGCTTGTCTTGGAGCACTTGCAGCACGAGCACCGTCTCATACTGGTTCACCGCTATATGAATTACAAAAGGGAGTGTTTAGCATGAGTCAGGCAGTCAATGCCGAACGGTTTGAACTTGCTTTAGAAAATATGAATTATGAATGGTCAATGGTCCAGCTGAAAAAGGTCGTTCAATACTGGCATGATGGGAAATCAATTCTTGATATGTCGGAATTATTAAGCAGGGATTCGGATGAAATCATTTTGTTGGTCATGGATTTTGCAAGAAAAAACATCCTGCCCGCCCGCAAGAACGGCTTACGCGCCAATAATAGGATAAGAATATCTGAGAAAACGATGAAAGAGAAAATGATTCGGCTGCGCTATTTGTTTGAAGAAAGCCCGGTGTATATACCTTTTCAGGAGCTAAACTTCATGTTTTATGACAGCGAAATCAGGCGTTTCCGGGAGCTATGGGCGGCAAATGAGTCATATCTCAACATAGCAAAAGAGCTGAAACGGAATGAGGACGAAACATTATTTCTTATCATCGACCAAGCAAAAAAAGACCTCATAGAGCCTCGGGAATCCGGCTTGCTCGGAAAGGAAGCGTCAGAAGATGAACGCAACAAACAAAAGCTACCATTTTGAAAAAGCAACCGTCCAGCAACTTATGGTCATCGTGCGTTATGAAGACTGCGCCCCGGAGGTACGGAACGCGGCTTTACAAATGCTGATTATGAAGGGAGTGGCAGACGTTGGGACAGGCAGAACGAAAGCATTTAATTGAATGGCTTTTGCTTATCGGCTCTTTTGGCAGAGATTTTCTAAACCGCAAATCAGACGAAGAGCTTGAGCGCTTATACAATCGCGAAATCAAAGGATTGAACGAAGAATAGGAGGACAGCACCATGACAGAAAACAAAAATTTGCGTCGGCACGGCGAAGTTACAACACGGGTGATGAGCGAAGAAGAACGCCTCAAGTATATAAAAAAACACCCAATCATTCCGACGGAAAAACCAAAGGTTGGCATACAGCTATTCCCGTCAAACTATTGGATGTAAGGACGGCCGCTAAAGCAACCGCCACCGTATGAATAATAAAACCTAGACACTTTTATTATACCATACGGAGGCTTTGAACATGCAGCCAAAACATATATCAATCAATCAAAATACAAGTGTTTCTCAATTTATTGAGCCGGGGAAGGTGTCTGTCATCGTGTTAGACGGCAATCAAAACGCCGCGTATGTCGTTGAGGCACCGGAACACGGCCACACCATTATTGAGACATTCAAAGGCGGGTTTGACCGCGTACGCTTTGACCATTCTTACAAAGTAAAAAAATAGCAGGGGTTTTCCCCTGCGGGGGAGGAACGGAAAATGTATCAAAACGAAATTGCCCGCAAGTGTGAACGCTGCGGAAAAATATATTATTCAGCTCATTGGGTTGTATGCAAAACATGTCTTTTAGACCGGGAGGCCCGGGCATGAAAGAATTCAAAATCAATTTGTCAAAAGGTGAAGTTTTATATACCGGCTCTTACATTTGCGCCCTTTCAAAAACGCCAGCCAGTACACCTGAGCAAATCACTTTAGAAACAGCCGCCGAAAAGCTCGCCGAAGAGGTAATCATGCAACAGGCTATGAATCGAGAACACCAGCGCCAGCAGGAAGTCACGGTAAACCAGTTTCGGCAGGCTCAGGAAGAGATCAGCCGGCTACGAGGGGAATTAAAACAAGCTCATGAGAAGTCCAGCAACCATCTCGATGAATGGCGGAGAGCCGAAACCCAGACCGCGAAAATATCGGATGAACTAATGAATATGAAAGTCTTACTGCGAGCGGAACAAGGGAAGGTTCGGCAGGCACAGGAAGAGATTCAACGGCTTACAAAAGAGAATGACAGGTTCAGAAAAGCCTTTCATCAGTTCGCGAATATGAAAACAGAGAGAACGGCGCCTGAATTGGTAATTCAAAGGTATTCCCGATATGCGAAGGAGCTTCTTGAAGGCAGAGGATTGGAGGGTGATGCGGAATGAGCGAATTATCCCAAGCACAAACTTGTCCGTATTGCAATTGCACAGAAGAAGCATCCTTTTCTAACTGGGATTCAGACAGCGACGGGATCGTAACATGCACGAGTTGCCATAAAGAATATTATTCAATGCCCAAATATCACTTTGAGGGTTGGCAGGTTGAAAAAATATGCGAAGAATGCGGTCATGAAGAAAGTGAATGTCATTGCGAGGGGGAAGAAAAATGATGCCATTACAAGTAGAACTGCAACGGAACGTGAAGGCCACGAAGGACGAAGCAATGACCGTCGAGCAGGCGGCCGAGCTTTTAAAGGTTCACCCGGACTACATCCCGACGCTGGTCGCTCGTTCTGACGATCTCAAAATGATCGGCGACCATACCATTATCGCTAAACGGGATAAAACAAATATCTGGCTGGTCGGGGCGTGTGTGGGGCTTTTCTTCTTCGCTGTCTCCGTGCTACCGGGAATGTTGGGGTGACGGGATGGCAACAGCAGAGCAATTGAAACGAATGAACGACATAAACGACTTGGTCAAGCTTATCGCAAGCATTGATCATCGTACATTCTACCGCAAGTCAAAGGATCGCATAGCGTATTTCAGATTTAAGAAAAAACTGTTCTTCGTTGATGATTACACAGGGGATGACGTTTACCCATATGAAATGGGATACGGTAGTCCAAACGGTTTTTCGCATGGAGGCAACATGTGGCAACTGGTCAACAGCTTTAGAAAGTTCATCATAACAGGGAAATGCGGCGAGCTGAGAGATTATAAAGAAATATGGGCTTACAGCTATGAAGGATGTATGAAAATCCGTCAGAAGGCGAAGGAGATCGGTTTCATTGAAAGTGTTGATTACCCCTACAGCTTTGATGAATGGGCGGATAGTAAATGATCGAATACCATTGTCCGGACTGCGATTATAAAAAACTCGATTTAGAAATCCGCGCAGATGCCTGCTGCCCGCATTGTGGGCGCGTCATGGGCGCTGAGGAGGAAATAGTGTGACTTTACTTGATGATATCGGCTTCACAGAAGAGCAATATCGAGAGCTGCGTGAAATCGGTTTGTCTGACACGGAAATAGCGAGAGAGGAACTCCATTGCTCTCCATCCACTCTTTCTGTCTGGAAAAAGACTAACGGCATAGTAATCCAGAAACCGTATCGCCTGTTCACTCTGGAAGAATGGACGGAGCTTCGTAACCAGAATTGGACACACCCCCAAATTGCCCGGCATTTCGGTTTCGAATGTATTGATACTTATTTCTATCATGCAAGAAAAATAGGCGTTCCGCGTAAACGGAGAAGGGAGAAAGTTGAATCATGAATCTACAAAAAATGTTCGAAATGCAAAAGGAGCTTGATGATCGGATCATAAAAGAAAAGGGGCTTGAGGGGCAGGACTTGCTGCCAAACACTTATGTCGCTCTTGATACTGAATTAGCTGAATTTGCAAATGAAGGACGCTGGTTCAAGCATTGGAGTAATAATCAAAAGCCAAGAACAAAATTATCAACAACTGTTGGCGCGACTCCTGAAAACGCATCCTTTTTCCGATGTGAAAATCACTATTGCGGAGAATATTTAAACAAAGATGATTTCAAACACTTATTAGATCCGGATTATGAAATATGTCCTGTTTGCAACGCGGCTTATGTAACGGCCTTTCGTGATGAAAATCCACTGCTTGAAGAATACGTGGACTGCCTACACTTTTTCCTTTCAATAGCCATTAAAAAAGGTTGGGAAGATGCTATGAGTCTACCGGAAGAAGGGTTTGTCGAAATGAAGAAAAAGGGATTTGAAGGCGGTTTAACAGGTGTGTTCCTAGAAATGAAATGGATGCTATTAAATTCTTACATGTCCAAAGATCAGAGCACTAAAAAGACCAGTTTCAGTTTGGCTTGGGCCTTGTTCTTGAGCATTGGAACTATCGGTTTCGGATTTACTTTGGAGCAAATCGAAGCCGCATACATGGACAAAAACGCCGTCAATCATCAGCGGCAGCAGGAGGGGTATTGATGGATATTATCATTCGATATGTGTTCAAGCATCGCGCAACCGGAAATATTGAGATCAAGATATATTCAATCGGACAACTGGAAGAGCGAGTTTCTAAAAAGTTATCGCCTTGCTTTGACTCAGATGAATATGAACTTGTTGAACGTAATTTGTACACAGGCAGAGAAGATGTCAAGGATAACAGGATTTATCAAGGAGACATAACCCGCGACGTAATCAAAAATCAAATTGGGATAATCTGTTATGATCGCCATCAAGCAAATTTCAAAGTAGTTCCTATTAGCATGTACTTTGCCAATGCCGGTAATGGGGGTTGGACAGGTTACCACCTTAGAAGCACTGTTCCCTTGGAAGTCGTAGGCAATATTTATCAAAGTCCTGAGTTATGGGAGGACGTGGAATGATTGGAGTCATATTATTCCTGCTCCTGTTTTGGGGGTTTATAGTCTGGTGGAGAAATTATTGAGGGGGGCGCGCGATGAAAGCTAAATCAATTCAACTTTTCGATCTGTTTGATGAATTGAGCGAACAGGTGAACAACGTCATGCATGACGCGGTGATTTACAGAAAGCGAAACAGACTCAATGTGATAGATCAAGGCGCAAAAGAGGCCGAGCGGATCACAAGAGAAATTCAAACGCTTGTCAATTCGATGCGACGGAAGAAGGTGGACACGGAATGCCAAAAGTGAATGGAACATTAATCGGATACTATTGCGATGACTGCGAGGAATGGACATTCTTAGAAAGGCCAGCCAGCACGTCCGAAATTTATTGCCCTTTTTGCGGAGAACAAAATCTTGCGATAGATTCTGATGATTTAAGTTTACTGGAAGAAATGATGAAGGAGGGCGTGGAATGACAGGAACAAAAATCACAATCAAAACAAGCGATAAGGTTGAAGTCACACGGGAACAGGCACGGGCTATTGATGAAGGCATGAAGTTTTATTTAAAAATGGCTGATGCTGAACCCGAAAGAGTGAACGCGTTGACCAAAGGAGACAAAAAAGAATTTGCGCGCCTTCAATTCGTCGGGAAACAATTTGTTATCAATAATGAGGATGTCGAACCGTGGACCGGATTGTTTGATCCGCTGAACAGCATGTCTGCTTATGATCTAAATAAGGCGATTTTGAAGGGGTATATCGTTAAGGGGGAAGAATGATGATCAACAAAGTCGTAATCGAAATCACAGCAGAAAAAGGCATTGTGAAATTGTTTAACGAGAATGGGGAAGAAATTAACAGGCAGGAAACTTCACCAACAGAAAGCGGATCAAGTATCCAGTATACAGGCGCCGACTTTGAAGACATGACAGCAGAAGAAGGCATGACAGACGAACTGTGGGAAGCGTTGGAGCAGAATTTTTATGTCCATGATGTATTAACAGCAATGAGGGGAGAGTAATCATGAAACAACTATTCAAATCAATCATTCTATCGGCAATATTATTTATTGGAGCTGTGGCCGTTGCGCCGTCTGCTTCCGCCGCATGGTCCGGCTGGCAAAATGAATCCGGGTACAGCGGCCGGGTGTTTACGGATGCCGCGACTTACACGGCCGGCGCCTCAACGGTGGACTGGAAAGCCGAGAAAAAAGGATCAAGAACTCTTTATTACACGGCCGGCGTATACAAGAAGCGCAGCGGCGGCGGGCTGACTGATACGAATTTAGTACAGCGGGGCAGCTTCAAAACGGCAACGCCTCTGAAATCATTCAACGTGAAAACGATCCGGAATAAGACCGGAAAGGGAACCTATGTCATTCAGCTGGACTGCTACTCTGATTCCGGCAAGCGGAACTATATTGGAACATTTGAATCAGCTAAATTTCAAATCAAATAAGGGGGATTCGATGGCGCTGAGAATAGTTTTTATGCTGATGGGGTTAGGTTTCTGGTTTTATTTCCAGTACGAATACAGGCCGGACATGAAAGCAAATATCACGTTAATAGGCGCAATCATTGCATTCACGGCCGCGGCGTTTTTTCAAGATATTGATAAGTATGTAGAGAAGAATAAGAACGAATCTAACTGAATAAGTCCAAGACGGAAGAGGTGAGGAAATGAAGAAGTGCGAGGAAAAAGAAGTCACAAAAACGCAAAAAGTCTTGAAAAAAGTGACATGCGATACTTGTGGGAGGACTATCGTTACAAATGATCGGTCAAAACATTACTATGAAGTCACGACATATCATAGCAGGTGGGGAAACGACAGTATAGACAGTTATAGATATTTAGATTTTTGCAGTTATAAATGTCTTCTCGAAAACATGAATGACTATTTCAAAAATGGCGCTGATACAGATTGTTACGAAATTCAATTTGTAGAAGGAGATTAGCAGCCAGGCATAACAAAAGAAGATGAAAACAAAATAAATGTCCAAGACGGAGAGCCTGCGGACACTGATCATTGCACAGAATCACTGTGCTCTGATTAGTGTCCGTTTTTTATTTGAACGGAGGGACGGCATGAAAGCGAAGAAAAACGCCGCGCAGAACGTTGGTTTTAAAGAAAAACAGCCATCGTCACGCAAGAGTATTGAAAAAAAGCCGCAGAAGCTTACTGAGAGAGATTTAGAGAACCTCATGGGTGTGAACAGGCCTACATATAAAAGAGGTCGTGGCGGAGCTTTTAGACAGCAATAATAACGGGAGGGGATTTTAATGAATCAAATGACACTGAATATTCCTCAAATTGACGAAGAAGCAACGAGAATGAACGCAGAAAAGCTGCTTGAACAATATCGTATATACTTGTTACAAGTGCCGGCGGATTTTTTGCCGAAAGTGACCGCAACATACAGCCTTGTTCCGCCCAGCTTTTCAAATGAATTTCATTCCTCCACAGAAGACGCAGCGTTAAAACGCATGGATTGGGAGATTGAAAGGGACCGGTTTTTAAAGAGAATGCAAAGAGCGGTTAATCGGCTTTCTCAAAAAGAGCGGCAAATACTTGTCATGCTCTACATGCAGAATGAAGAAATGTATGATTATGAAGTCTATGGAGAAATGAGACTCAGTCAGCGGAGCTACTACCGGACGAAAGCAAAAGCATTTTACCGGCTGGCCTTTGCTCTTCGCGTGGAAGTCTATAAGGACGGGGGCGCGCCGGAATGAATTTTGTTCAGCCGATAAGGGACTTAGACCAGATATATTATATTAAAAAGTACCTGAAAGAACGGAGCGAACGGAATCACCTTCTTTTTGTGGCCGGAATTAATTCAGGTCTGCGCATATCAGACTTGCGGCTTTTAAGGGTTAGGGACGTGAAGCGCATGTATATCGACCTGCGGGAGCAAAAGACCAGTAAACAAAAGCGAATCAAAATCAATAAAGCATTAAAGAAGGCTTTTGCTGATTATATCAAGGACAAGGATGATCAAGAATTCTTGTTTAAAAGCCGCGAAGGACTAAATAAACCGATAAGCCGCAGTATGGCATATAATATTTTAAGGGAAGCGGCTGATTATGTTGGCCTTGATGGTATCGGGACTCATACAATGAGAAAAACCTTCGGATACTGGCACTATAAGAAATTCAAAGACGTTGCCTTGCTGCAGGAGATATTTAATCATTCAAGCCCTGATATTACGCTCAGATACATCGGAATTACTCAAGACACCATGGATCAAACAATGGATGCATTCAGCTTATAAGCTCATCTGTTTAAAAAACAGACGGGCTTTTTTTTATGCCTTATCCTATGAATAAACCATATTGAGAAAATGTCAAACTCATTTTAGAGAAATGAAATAAACATAGTGGTGGCAAAGGATTCAGCGATTCGGGGAATTGGACACAATATAAGTTATGATTAATTGGGTTATGTGGAAAATCTTGTCCCTTTTCCGTGGTATCATTAATAAGAGATGAGGGAGGTTGTTGCGAAGTGAAACATTGTCCGAAGTGCAACCCAATTACTGAAATGGAGCTGCTCGTTGCACATGAAGAAATGACATATAGTCTTTATCGCTATGTATGTCGAGCATGCAAAACGACTGACGATGAAGCGGACCTAATTAGAATCGAACATGATAATTTGTAGATTGTGGGATAAATAGAAAAATTGGAAGTTTTTCGTGGTATCATCTTTTACAGGAGGTGAGCGGCATGAGTAGAGGCGCAACAGGTTCAGCGTTAGAAGAGAAAGGCATGGTTTGATAGAACGATACCAAGTAATGAAGGGGTGAGCGGGATGACTGCGGCAGAGCAAAAAGGAATGTACTAAAAAGATTTTGGCAGAAAGATGGCACGATAACGGCACACCATTTTGTTTTAGATAAGGTATTATGGTAATAGGTAATAAACAGGCAGGCGCTTTCCCAATCGGGAGGGCGCTTTTTTATTTGGGTAGTTGCATACCACTAAAGGTGTTCAGGTGCACATGAGCATTGGAGGAAAGGAACGTTTCAGGGGGAAGGGAAACCTTTAAACAGTCTTAATCCCCCTTGATTTTATATTCTCTGTAAACTGCGTCCGGTAAATCTCAGGGAAAACAATTGGCGGTTAACGGCTTGAGTGCGGGGGCAGTTTAGAAAGAATATACCAAGCGCTTTCCTAAGTGGGAGGGCGCTTTTTAATTGTCGAAAGGGAGCGATGTAAATGAAATTGGAATTAGCAAATAGAACCATCTTTGAGTTACTTAAAGAAGCACACGCGAAAGGAGAAATGATTGTTACGAATGAAAGGCAGAGGAGGCTAGGAAAAACAAAAGCGTTGATGTTATTCGCAGAAATAAACCAACTGCCCGTGATCGTCCGGCAAATGCAAAAAAGATATTATCAGGAAGAACACCCAGACGTTAATATATTTGGGCATGAAGAAGTTCTCCGCTTTGACGCATTACCTCTAACACTTTTATGTGATGAGGGAGTACCAAAAAGCACTATTGAAGAATTGAAAACTAAATGTCATGGGGTATCGGGGTTTCTGAACGAATTTCAAGATGCTAATGAATACGCCACAACTGTAGTGGGCTTTGATCCAGCTACTCTAAAGAGAGATTTAAGCAGCCTGACAGTCGAGAAAATTTTCGAAACGCCTTTGCTAAAAATTGAACTTGATGAGATTGATTCCGCGCCGCGCATTTTCTATAAGGGCGAAAAGATTACTGATCGCGTTGCGGTTGATTTTGAATGGCGGACGGAGGAATCAGATAAAATTGGTTCGGCCTATATTCGTATCAAGCATGGCAAGGAGATCAACGGGATGTTGACTGTCGATACAAAGGAAATTGCATTTGGTGAAAGGGCTTATAGGTAGGGGGTATTCAATCATGAAGAAAGCTTTGAAGCCTTGCAATGAACCCGGCTGTCCAAACCTCACACGAGAGGGCTACTGCGAACAGCACAAGCGAACCAAGCCGGCCTATGATCAATACCGGGAGTCCGCTACTAAACGGGGGTATAACAGCAAGTGGAGGCAGTCGCGCGCTGGCTACCTGTCCAAGCATCCGTTATGTGCCGCCTGCTTAATGCAAGGCAGAAGAACCCCGGCGACAGTTGTCGATCATATCGTTCCGCATAAAGGCGACAAGAAACTATTCTGGGACTCGGGTAACTGGCAGCCTCTCTGCGGGCCGTGCCATAGCCGGAAGACGGCAAAGGAGGATGGAGGATTTGGGAACAGAACATCAAACGTGCGTGTGTGATCAATGTATGACCAGACTGCTTATCAAAGGCTGTTCAAAGATCAGGAAGCACGACAACGGAATCAAAGAGCATTATATCAAGTGTCCACGCTGCAAGGCTGAGTATACATCCTTCTATACGAACGAGGACATCAGACGAATGCAGCACAGAATAAGAAAGATGTTTGCTTTGCGTCGTAATATGAAAAAGGAATCAGCTGTCGATCTATATTCAAAGAAAATAGAAGCAGCACAAATCGAAATTCAAGCAGCCATGAACCAGCTCAAGAAGGAGATGGAGACCCCCCGCCCTTAAATCCCTAGAGGACGTTTGCCGGAGACCGCGCTCCCCTCCCCATTTTGATAAATTCCCTAAATGAAAAATCGGAAGGAGGTGAGGGAATGGCCAGACCGCGGCAACCTGTGGACTTGTTACTTTATAAAGGCAAGAAAAACTTGACAAAGCAAGAGATTGAGGAACGCAGGGAACAAGAAATAAAGGCGCCGAGCGACAAAGTGAAGGCTCCATCATATTTGCCAAAAGACTTAAAAAGAGAGTTTAAAAAGATAGCGGATGAGCTTAAAAACATCGGAATTATGACTAATTTAGATGTTGATGCGCTCGCCCGTTTTTTGTTTGCTCGAAAATTATATCTGCAAGTAACGGAGCAGTTGCTTGAACGAGGACCAATGAAAACAGTGATCATTAGAAAATTGGATGATGACGGAAATGTAATAGGAGAAGAAGAAAAAATTGTTCCGAATGATGACTATTCCGATCTTTTAATCAATCAGGACAAGCTTTTTAAACAATGCAGGCAAGCTTCCAGTGATCTGGGGTTAACCATTTCCTCTCGTTGTAAACTTGTCATCCCGAAAAAAGATGACGGAAAACAGAAAACTAAAGAGGAAGAACGGTTCGGGGGCCGCATGTAATGCAAGAGATTACAGCCGAAATTCTCATTGAGCGGGTTTGGTCATATGCTGAGAAAATTCGCTCCGGAGAAATTAAGGCAGGCAAAAAGCAAAAATGGGCTGTAGAGCGATTTTTTAAAGATGTTGACCGGCTCGCAGAAGATGACTGCCCTTATTACTTTGATGCTGAAGCTGTGGTGGATTTTTATGAATGGTCGCGGCAATTTAATCATGTCGAAGGTATACTTGCAGGGCAGCCGATTGAATTAACAGACTTTCAGCTTTTTATTGCGGCCAACATATACGGATTCTATAAAAAAGAAAATGGCGCCCGCCGGTTTCGGAAAGCTTATATCCAGCTGGCCCGTAAAAATGCGAAATCGCAATTTTTAGCTTTAATCGCGTCGTATGAGATTTTCCCGACACAAGAAAAACACCGGGTATTTATCGCAGGCTGGTCCCGTGAACAATCAGATGAAGTATACCAGGCAATTCTTGAGCAACTGCATCACGCGCCGATACTCAAAGGGAAATATACCTCTGCCAACGGCCGCGTGAAAAAATATAAAACAAACTCCATTATCCAGCCTCTTTCCCGTGAGGCCCGGAAGCTCGGGGATGGTAAAAACCCATCTTTGGGAATCGTGGATGAATACCACGCACATGAAACAAGTGAGATTTACGACGTCCTGGATAGTGGAATGGTCGCCCGGCGGAGTCCGTTAATGGCCGTTATTACGACAGCGGGTTTCAACATGGAGCGGCCATGCTTTAAGGAATATCAATATACGAGTAAAATTCTTGATCCAGACATTGACACGGAGAATGATGATTATTTTGTTATGATCTGTGAACTGGACCCGGAAGATGACATAAAAGATGAATCAAATTGGATCAAGGCGAATCCGATTGTGGCAACGTACCCCGAGGGGATGGAGTCATTACGTTCTGCTTTAAAAGTGGCTCTTGAAGTGCCTGAAAAGATGCGCAGTTTCCTCACCAAAAATATGAACCGATGGGTTGACCAGAAGGATAATGGTTATATGAAGATGACAAAATGGCGCGCTTGCAGCGGGGAAATTCCTGATCTGCAAGGACTGCCCGTTTATTTGGGCCTTGATTTATCAATGACAACAGACTTAACCTCCGTTGGATATGTGGCCGTGCAAGACGGCTTTTTCTATGTCGGTCAACATTCCTTTATGCCTGAAGCCCGAGCCAAAGAAAAAATGGCAACGGATAAAGTGCCATATGATTTGTGGAGAGAGATGGGATTTATCACTTATACATCTGGCGAAGCAGTTGACTATCAATTAGTTGAACAATGGATCATTGAATTTATTCATAAAAACCGTTTTCGGCTACAAGAGACAGCATATGACAAGTGGAATGCTCTTCATTTAGCGCAGCGGCTTGAATCAAAAGGGCATACAATGGTGGAACTGCCGCAGAGAATCAATCATCTTTCATTACCAACAAAAAGCTTTCGAGAAAAGGTATTTGAAAGGAAAGTCGTGCATGGCGATGATCCGGTTTTAACATGGGCAATTAATAACGCAATTACGAAAATGGACCCGCAAGAGAATATCATGCTGGATAAAGCAAAATCACCGCAGAGAATCGACCCTATTGCGGCTGTTATAAATGCTTACGCCAGAGCGATGTATCACGACACAAACCATAGAGTAGATTTAAATAATCACTTCGGCTCTGGGAATTTCAGTTTTTAGGATGTGAGAAAATGAAAAAAGTCAGGAAAAAGATCAAAGCTTTTTTTAAGTGTTTTTTTCACCCCAAGTATATGAAAGCCCTGCTTTCTTTTTTCTGCTTGATAATAAATGATCTGCTGTTTATGGCGGGAGCCGCCTTTATTCTGACAGCTGTCTATAGATGGAGCGCAAACATCGGTCTTATTCTGACGGGTGTCTTTTTAATGTTTTATGCGTACCTCATATCAAAGAAAGCGAGGTGATATAAATGCTGCTTGAACGAATGTTTGAGAAACGTTCTGGCTCGTCAGATCATGAAGATGGTTTTAACAACATTTTATTAAACATGTTCGGCGGCCGGAAAACAGCAAGCGGCGAAAGAGTGAGTGAAAGCAACTCACTTGTGCAGCCGGACATTTTTGCATGTGTCAATGTATTGTCGGATGACATTGCCAAACTGCCGATCCACACATATAAAAGAACGGAAGGCGGCATAGAGCGGAAACCGGAGCACATGTCCGCGCATGCTGTTTATGCTCGGCCGAATCCTTACATGACAGCTTTCACATGGAAAAAGCTCATGATGACTCATGTTCTGACTTGGGGGAATGCATATTCCTATATTCAATTCGGACCACATGGTTATCCGGAAGCGCTCTTTCCCTTGCGCCCTGATTACACGAATGCTTACGTTCATCCAACAACAGGCATGCTGTGGTATCAAACTGTGTTAAACGGGAAAGCCATTGAATTATATGACTACGAAGTGCTGCATTTTAAAGGGCTTTCGACTGACGGAATACATGGAAAATCACCTATTGGCGTTGTACGGGAGCATATCGGGGCGCAAGCGGCTGCCACAAAATATAATGCCAAACTGTACAAGAACGAGGCAACTCCTCGGGGGATATTGAAAGTCCCGGCGTTCCTGGATGAAAAACCAAAAGAGAACGTGCGCAAAGAGTGGAAACGGGTGAATCAAGGTGAAAATATCGCCATTATAGATAACGGACTGGAATATCAATCTATTTCCATGCCTCTGCAAGAAGCTCAATTCGTTGAGTCTATGAAGTTTAACAAAGCACAGATTTCCATGATTTATAAAGTACCGTTGCATAAGCTGAACGAATTGGATAAAGCAACATTTTCCAATATTGAGCATCAGTCCATTGAATATGTCAGAAACACGCTGCAGCCGTGGATTGTGAATTTTGAACAAGAACTAAACGTTAAATTGTTCTTAGATCACGATCAGAAAAGCGGCCATTACGTGAAATTCAATATAGACAGCGAGCTGCGCGGCGACAGTAAGACGCAAGCGGAGTATTTGAAAACACTTCATGAAACAGGAGTGCTGAATAAAGACGAAATCAGAGAATTACTTGAGCGCAACCCTATTGAAAACGGCGATAAATATATCTCCAGCTTAAACTATGTGTTCCTCGATTTTGTGGAAGAATATCAGCGGCTTAAAGCTGGCGGCGCCATGAAGGGGGGTGACAACAAGAATGAAGGATAAAGAGGTTCGGCATTTGACGACGCCGATTGAGCTGCGTTCCGAAGGTGAGGGGCAGAGTGAATATATCGAAGGGTACGCTCTCAAATTCGAAAAATGGTCAGAACGCTTGGGATGGTTTAAAGAGATAATCAGCAGAACAGCCCTTGACTCAGCTGACATGTCTAACGTCATCGCCCTTTTCAATCATAAGCAGGATTTCCCCTTAGCGAGAAATACCGTTTCCGAGGATACTGGCCGTCTTGAATTAGAAATAGACGGGATAGGCCTCAAATTCCGATTTAAGCCCTCAGACACGTCATATGCGCGTGATTTAATAAAGAATGTCCGGAGCGGTGTGATCAATCAATGCTCCTTTGCTTTTTCACTTGATTATGGGGATGCTGAGGCAGATGAATGGCGTATCAATGAAGATGAGGACATTTACGAACGACGAATCAATAAAATCAATCGTATTTTTGATATTTCACTCGTCACTACCCCTGCTTACAGCGATACTGAGGCGGTTGTAGGTGCCCGCAGTTTAGAAAAGGTAGAGCAGCTGAAAGAAAGACGTAATTCATCAAATGAAGCGTTGAAAATGGAATTGGAACTATTAGGCCTTGTACTCCCGGAGTAAGGTCTTTTTTAGTGCAGAAAACAAGGAGGAAATGATTTTATGCCAATGCAAATGAGCAAAAAAGAAATCTCATTAAGACAACAGTTTACTGAAAAGAAGCAGCAAGCAGACAAGGCGCTGCAGGAGGGCAATACCGATGAAGCGCGTGCATTGCTTGATGAAGTGAAACAGCTTAAAAATCAAATCGAATTGATGACCGAAGGACGTTCACTTGATGTCCCGGATTTACCGGGCGGTGTAAACTTTGTGCCCGAGCAAGAGCGCAACCCAGAGGGGCAGCGTTCACAAGGTCAAGGAAATGAGGAAAGGCAACAGCAATACAGCAAAGCTTTCCTTAAAGGATTAAGAGGCAAAAGACTTACCGACGAAGAGCGTGACCTTCTGGATAGTCCAGAATTTAGAGCGATGTCCGGTATAAATGATGAAGATGGCGGAATTTTGATCCCAGAGGATATTGGAAGGCAAATCCATGAATTTAAACGTCAGTTTGAGCCGTTGGAACAATATGTAACCGTTGAACCTGTCACAACTCGATCTGGAACTCGTTTACTTGAGAAAAATGCTGATATGGTGCCGTTTTCACCTGTAGAGGAATTGGGGAATTTACCTGAGATTGATCAGCCTAGATTCACAAAAGTATCCTACTCAATCATAGATTATGGTGGCATCATGACTCTATCTAATTCAATGTTGAATGACTCTGACCAAGCGATCATGACATATGTAGCAAAATGGTTCGCAAAGAAATCAGTTGTTACCCGTAACAATTTGATTTTGGCTGCAATTGCATCATTGAAAAAAGTAGATATTGATGGTTTGGATGGTATTAAAAAAGCATTAAATGTCACGCTTGATCCGATGGTGGCGCCGGGTTCTATCGTGCTGACAAACCAAGACGGATATGACTGGTTAGACACGCTTAAAGATGGAACAGGCAGATACCTATTACAGCCAGACCCAACCAATCCTACAAAGAAGTTGCTTGATGGACGACCTGTCGTGCCTTTTACTAACAGAGTATTAAAAACTCAAAAAGGTAAAGCTCCACTCATCATCGGGAATTTAAAAGAAGCGATTGTTCTGTTTGATCGTGAACAACAGTCAATTGCATCCACAGACACAGGGGCAGGAGCATTTGAAACAAATTCAACAAAAGTCAGAGGGATTGAACGAGAAGATGTCCGTAAATGGGATGAGGATGCTGTAGTATTCGGACAAATCACGGTTGAATAAGGAGAGATAATATGAGCTATTCAACAAAAAACTACACCGCCGACGGGGGAAATCGTACCGTCATCGGCGGTGTTTTAGAAATTGCCGGGGGCAAGGTCATTAAAGATGGACAAGAGGTCAGTTTTGGCGGCAACCAATCTGAACCAGGACCCGGAAGCGTAACCCATGAAATGCTGGCGGATAAGTCGGTCCGCAGCAGGAATATCGGTTCCGGCAGTGTAATGGAAGAACACTTGAATTCATCTATTTTAGATCGTCTCAAGGCTATTGAAGATAAATTGAAAGAGCTTTCCGGTTCTGAGTCTGACGGAAAAACGGAATAAAAAATAAACGGAAAAGGATGATTACAGATGGCTGAAGATTATTTATATGAAAGTAATGGAGTCAAAACTTCATCTGAAAAAGGAAAAGACGGCAAGGCGATAACGCCGGTCTATCTCAAAGAAAACAGCGAAGAAAATCCTCTTTTTGTAAAAGGGTTGCAGGGTGAAAAAGGGGAGAAAGGAGACAAAGGCGATACCGGTAAACAAGGTCCTCAAGGAGAACCGGGTGAAACTGGCCCGCAGGGACCAAAAGGCGATAAGGGAGAACCCGGAGAACAGGGACCACAGGGTGAACCGGGACCGGCCGGACCAAAAGGAGATACAGGTGAGCAAGGACCCCAAGGTGAGAAGGGAGACAAAGGTGATCCGGCTGTTATTGAAGAGGGCAGCATTGCGCATGAAATGCTTGGGGAAAAATCCGTTCGGAGTAAAAATATCGGCTCTGGCAGCGTAATGCTGGAGCATTTAAACAGCGAAATAACAAAAGTGCTTGATGAATTGAAACAAAAAATGAATAACCTTGAAAGTGACCTGGCTACTTTGAAAGGAACAGAAGAAGAACCGACAGAATAGGCGGTGTGTCCTGAATGGATTTAGAGGCTATTAAAAAATATTTAAAGGTCGAGCATGAAGAAGATGATCGTCAGCTTTTGAATCAAATGGCGGCGGCCAAAAGCTATATTATCAACGGGATAGGCAGGTATATTGAAGGGCACCCGCAATTTGAGCTAGTGCTTCAAATGCTTGTCCAACATTGGTATGAAAACAAAGGGATATATGAGTCCGGGGGAACCGGCTTATCTATCCCTTTTACTGCTGAAAATATATTGACGCAGCTGCGTTATGTATCTGTGGAGGAACAAGAAAATGAGAAAAAAGATCAGCCAACTCCGGCACCGTCTGACCTTTCAAAAGAAAACTGAGACACAGGATGAAGAAGGTAACTGGAATGCAACCTATGTGGACTTATTCACGGTCTGGGGAGCTGTAGAGGGGGCTGGCTCTCTCGGAAATAGCGAAACTATGATTGCCGGAGCATTGGGAGTCAAGACCCCTAAAAAAATCACGGTGCGTTACCGGAATGATATAAAACCGAATATGCGGATTGTTAAGCGCGTTCCTAAAGAAAAAACGGAACGCGTTTTTGATATTTTGGACACTAGCGATCCAGATGATCAAGAAAAAGAGCTTGAGATTCTTTGTCAGGAGGTGGGAATCAATGGCTGATATTAGCTTTGACGGCATAGATGATCTAACGCAGTATTTTGAAAAAATCGGCGGAGACGTTGAAAAGGTGGAACCCGTAGCGCTAAAGGCCGGCGGTGAAATTATCGCTGAACGGCAGCGATCCCACGTTAACCGGAGTGATAAAAAACAACCTCATATGCAGGACAACATCACAGTCTCCAATGTCAGAGAATCCAAGGACGGAGTGAGTTTTGTGGCAGTTGGTCCGAATAAAAAGGTAGCGTATCGCGGGAGTTTCTTGGAGTGGGGAACCTCAAAAATGCCGCCGCAACCGTTCATAGAAAAAGGCGGAAAAGAAGGGGAGGGGCCTGCTGTGGAATTAATGGAGCGAATACTTACAGCACCGATCAAATGATCTATTCTCCTAAAATTGAATTGGTGAGTACACTTAATTCCAGTGCCTTATTAAAAAGCCTGGCGTCTGGCGGAATTCATAATCTCGTCGCAAATGATGTCAGTGCTTTTCCAAGAGTGGTATTTTCGGAGATTCAAGACGCCGATACGGATTTTGCAGACAACAAGGTCTATTCATTTGAGGTGCGTTATCAGATCAGTATTTTCACTCAAGCGAGCACCCGCGGCAAAGAAACAGCGATTGCTGCCGAAATAGACAGGCTTATGCGGGAAATCGGCTACAGCCGGTATGATTCTCAAGATTTATACGAAACAGACACAAAGGTCTTTCATAAGGCCAGACGTTATAAAAAAACCTATTATCAGGAGGGGAAATAGATGGGGAAAGTATTATCCGGTTTGGATATGTTTCATATCGCAGAAGTATTAAAAGACACAAAAGATGAATTGAAATTTTCTGTTCCCGAAGAAATACCGGGCGCCGTTAACTTGAAAATTGATCCTAAATCAGAACAGGAGGTTTTTTATGCCGACAACGTGGCATATGCCACTGTTAATAGTTTAGGTGATATTGATGGTGAAATGGAAGTTGCCGACCTTCCTCTTGACATGCAGTCAAGGATTTTCGGTAAGCAAGTGGAGAATGGCATTCATTTTTCTAGTGCTGATGATAAGACACTAGAGATTGCTCTTGGTTTCCGGGCCAAGCTCTCTACCGGTGGGTACAGATACTATTGGGTGCTTAAAGGAACCCCAGAATTAGTACCGGTTGAACACAAAACGGACGAAGGGAAAGCTACGCCCCAAACAGCGCAGGTCAAAATTAAATTCATGCCTCTTACTAATGTAAAAGAGGGTAAGCGCAGATGGGATGCAAAAGCAGAAGAAGATAAGGCCAATGGGATTAACGCTGAAACATGGTTCAAACAAGTTGTCTATAAGGACATCACGAAAGAGGGAACGCCTGTCGTTGATGTCGGTAAATAATTCATTGAGCGCCTAAGAGCGCTCTTTTTATATGAAAAAGGAGGAACTTACATGGAAGCATTGTCTATTACACTTCGACTTGATGGCAAAGATAAAAAATTTGTTACACCTGACCACATTACAGGTTTATTGTTCCGGAAGGCTGCAAAGATCGCAGACGATTTTGAATCACAAGATTCAGAGCGTCTTTTTACTAATGAACAGGTTGAATTTGTCTGTAATACCTTTGGCCAGAAATTTACGCCTGATGAGTTTGAAAAAGGAATTGATGCCCGGCTGGTAGGAAGAACAATCTATGCTGCTGCACAGTATGTGTTGGGGAATATTGCAGAAGCAACGGCTCTTTTAAATAGCGAGGGGATTTCCAGCGGTGAAGAGCCGGGGGAGTAAGTCTGCCTGAGTCAGTCCTTGATATGTATAACGCCCTTGAGGAAATAGGATATACACAAAACCAAGTTGACGAAATGGACATTGTCTATCATCTGAAAAGACTGGCTCGGAGAAAATCACAAGAGAAGACACAAACGAAGGCAAAAAACAACGATGAACCTATGTATATTGATCAATTTCTCGGATAAGGAGGTGCCCGATTGAGCAAAGACATAAAGGTCAGGCTGTATTCGAATTCATCTGAGTTTAAAAAAGAAATGAGCGCCTGTGCTGTTCAAATGAAAAATTTGAAGTCGGAATTTGAAAAAAACCGTACGGCAGTGGGTGTGTGGGGAAACGAATTAAAAACTGCTCAAGTAACCGAAAAAACATTAACACAACAATTGGAAACACATAAACGCAGAGTAAAGGCTCTTGAGAGAGCTTATGCAGACGCGGCTATAAAAAAAGGGAAAGACATAAAAGAAACGCAAACCCTCGCCCGCCGTTTAAATAACGCTACTGCCGCAATGAATAAGACGCAAAACGCGCTAAATAGTACGACTCAGAGGATAAAAGCGTTAGAGGAGGCAGCGAAAAGAGCTTCCTCCCGTGTTCGGATCATGGGCGAACGAATGGATTCAATTGGCGGAAAAATGCGTTCCGTTGGTTCGTCAGTAGCTATGACATCGGGCATCGCCTTTGGTGCGCTGGCTCTGTCCCTACGTGATGCTGTTCAGGTCGGGATTGACTTTGAAAAGCAAATGAGTAAGGTGCAGGCCATTTCCGGCGGATCGGCGGCAGAGATCGCAAAATTGAGAGAGCAAGCAAAAGAACTCGGTGCAACCACTGTCTTCACAGCAAGTCAGGCAGCGGATGCACAGGGTTTTTTGGCAATGGCTGGATTTAAGGTGAATGACATTTATGACGCAATGCCGGGAATGCTCAGTCTGGCGGCGGCCGGTCAACTGGAATTAGGAATGGCCGCGGATATTACATCAAATATCATGTCTGCCTTTGCTCTAAAAGCAAAAGAGTCAGGGCACGCCTCGGATGTCATTGCTTACGCCGCAGCCAATGCAAATACCAATGTTGAACAGATGGGCGAAGCCATGAAGTTTTTGGCGCCGAACGCTAATTCTCTTGGTTGGGGAATGGAAGAATCAGCGGCCGCCATTATGGCTTTTGGTGACGCAGGTCTCCAGGGTTCAATTGCCGGGCAGGCTTTTGGTACATCCTTGATCCGTCTCGCTTCACCAACCGGTAAGGCATCGAAGCTTGTCAAAAAATTAGGTTTTGATTTCTTCGATGCAGCCGGAAACATGAAAAGCATGCCGGAAGTCGTTGAGGAAATGGAAAAAGGTCTGAAAGGCATGACCAAAGAGCAACAGGCGGCCGCATTAAAAACGATAGTGGGCGCTGAAGCATATAAGCATTGGGCTGTCCTTCTTCAAAAAGGTTCAAAGGCTCTGGGGGATAATACTAAGGCGCTTGAAAAATCAGATGGAGCCGCCAAAAAGATGGCGGATACAATGTTGGATAATGCACACGGAAGCATAATAGCTTTTGAGTCAGCACTTGAAGGAGCAAAAATCAAACTGACGGAAAGCCTGCTGCCTGCCCTGGGCGATTTAGCAAACAAAGGCAGCGACTTGATTATGATGTTCAATAATCTGGATTCCGGCACCGTGCAAACCATAGCGAAAACAGCCGTTCTGGCGACAGGTGTATTAGGGGTTACGACAGCTGTCGCCACCCTTACAGCTGGAATAGGAGCGCTTTTGGCGTTTACCGGTCCTGTTGGCCTTGCGATTGTCGGAGGCACAGCACTGCTTGGCGGTATTTCAGTTGCTACATACGCTTACACTGAGCAATTGAAGAACCAGAAAAAGCAGCAAGAAGAGGCGCGAGAATCCGCCTTGCTTTACGGGGAGGGCGTTTCTAAAGCAACACAAAAATCTGCTTCCGCCTATGTGGATTTAAGAGAAAAGGCAGAACTGCAGCTGTTTGAATTGACCCGGGTATCTGGTTCAGAAGCTCAGAAGATGTCAGCTAAATTAGTTGAAACTTATGCCAGTATGCGCGACCAGCTAATACAAGAACTTGAAGGGCTTAAAAAAGATGCTCTGGTTGTCTTAAAAGGGCTATACGCAGACACCGATGAGAAAACAAAAAAAGCCGGCGAAAAGATGACTGACAAGATGGTTGGCGCAATTGATAAAGATATGCAAGAGGCTAGAAATAAGCTGAAACAGTTAAATGCTCTACAAAAAGAGACGGGCCTCGTCACTTCCAACATGAATGCCTCACAAAAGAAGCAATTCAATGACATTGTTTCCTATTTTGAATTGTCTACAAGTAAATTTGCGGCCAATCAAAAAGAAGCTTTAGCAATGCAAAAAGTGGTAACGGATCAGCAAGGACAGCTTTCATTTAAACAAGCTCAGAAGTACAACAACGACATTAAAAAAGTCTATGACGATGGTAAACAGGCCGCCAAGAAAGACATGGAATACAGAAATGATGTTATTGAGAAGTTGTTTGCACAGGGATATATAGAGGCTGAACAAAGAAGATCATTACTGAGCAAAAGCACGGCTGACTATAATACCGCATTAGCAAAAAACACGGATGCCTATGAAAAAAATTCAAGAGCCTTATTTTCCAAAATGTCACGAGACGGCAAGTTGCTTGATTTAGAGACCGGAAAGGCATTGGATAGACAAGATGAATTTATATCTAATTCAATGGGGATTATGGTCAAAACTGAAGAGTCTGAAGCTCAATATCAAGAACGATGGGCAGCCCGGCAAATAGATTTTCTTCAAAAATTAGGACAATCCAAAGAAGAAGCAATTGAGACTACCCAACAGGCTTTAGAAGAGTTTTACCAAGGCATGGGGATGACCCAAGAACAAGCCCGTGAAGAAGCAAGTCAGATGGTTGCCAATGTTGAAGGGGAATTAGATAAGCCGACAAGCGCCGAGCAATCAGGGAAAAAGGTTGCCGAGGACTTTTCCGCTGGCTTGAAGCAGTCCACACCAGCAGTTATTGGCGGGGGAACGGTCTTACAGCAGGCCCTTAACAATTCGCTTTCCGCAGATAATACCACGCCCGCACAGGCCGGACAAAATAAAGGTAATGCCTTTCGTACCGGTATCAATTCTACGAGGCCCGGTAATGCACAAGCAGGATCATCTATACTTCAATCTGCTTTAAATGAGATGAGGAAAGGCGGCGGGCAAGCAAATGCAGCAGGACAAAACAAAGGAAATAAGCATAAAGCTGGTTTAACGTCTACCAAAGGCGCTAATACATCTGCGGCCGGGTCTCTCAGCTTATCTGTAACGAATAATTTAGCCAAAACCTCAGACGGCGGAGGCGGTAAAAAGGCCGGAACTGAATTGGCCAGCGGCGTTCTCAGTAAAAAAGGCACAGCAAACAGCGCTGGGAAAAGTGTTGCAAACAGCGCAAAAACAGGGCTGAAAAGCGTTAAGACACAAAGTGTCGGTTCTGACTTTGTAACCGGCTTTATAAATGGAATGGGATCGCAAAACGGCTCTCTCTTCAGCGCGGCATGGAACTTGGGGAAATCCGCCTTGCGGACTTTAAAGAAGTCAATTGACTCTCATTCTCCCTCCAAACTAACAAAAGCGGAAGGAAACAACTTTTCTGATGGGTTTGCGTTAGGGATAGAGGACAAAGCCAAAAACGTAAAACAAAGCGCTGCTTTTATGGCGCAGAACGCGATGGCCTCGTTTAAGCAGGAATTAAATCAGATGGCTTTCAACATAAAGGGGGCTGCTGATCAGCTCATTTCAATGAAGTCGGAGCTTACCGTTCGGAATGAAGTTGACACGCCTGCCTTAAACCAAAAACTCGATGCTCTAATCACACTCCTGTCTCAGAAACAGTCTGGTGGGGCAGGCCAGGCCGCGATACCTCAGCAGCCTATTATCATCCATCCGGCTGCGGTGCATATGGACGGCCAACAAATTGCGACTATCGCTTTTGAAAAAGGAGATGGCAGGATACTTGATCAGAAAGCTGCAGACCGATACAACCAGAATGCCTATAAAGGCGGTGTCAGATCATAATGCTAGATTTATATATTGATTTTAATAACGGTATGGGGGAACAAAGTTTAACAGGCATTCTCCCCCGTTTTAAGGTGCGCAGCTTCACGCCTGACTCACCGAATATTGAACGAGAAACAACAACCCTCCCAAGGATAAACGGTTTAGTGCTGCCGCAGCACCCCCGGGATGTTGTCTACAAAGAGAGAGACATCAAGGTTGATTTTTTATTAGATTCCATCATTCCCGAAACCTTTTATCAGAACAGGCATGAACTTTATTCATTGTTAGTGCAGCCGTTTCCTTATTATATTTCGACGGACCTTCTGCCTAACCGTCGGTTCCTTGTTACGTGTGACGGGAATTTTACTATCACTAAGGACAAACAGAAAAATCATGCCACATTTACAGTAGGGTTCACGGACATTCTGGGGCTTGCCGAGTCGAAATATACCTCTTCTACCATCCAGAATTTCAATGGGGAGCATTGGAGTCCCGGCATGGGAATCCTTCGGAGAGATGATCTTGAATATCATTTCAAAAACCAAAAACGATTCAGCGTTTACAACCCCGGCGGCGCCGCGGTCAACACTCTGCAGCATGATTATAAGGTCTTTCTCTGGGCCAAAGGGACAAACGTAACCATTGCGAACCGAACGAACGGGGAAAAATTGAAAATTGAGCAGGAGCTAAAACGCTCGCAAAAAGTCACATTCATCAGGCAGTACACTGTAATCGGGGATAAGCGTCTGAAAACATCCGGCCGTCTGCCGACACTGGATGTAGGATGGAACGATTTTGAAATTATAAACTCAAATGACTTTGAAATTTTATTTGATACTCGTTTTTATTATAAGTAAGGAGGGATGACATGGCTGCGGCTGACTTTATTAAAAGTCTGGTACCAGGAGCGCAGAAGGTACGGAAAAAATATAACGTCCTTGCCAGTCTTGTCATTGCTCAAGGCTGCCTGGAAAGCGGGTTCGGAACGAGCGGCCTTTCCAAACAAGCTTACAATTTGTTTGGGATAAAGGGAACCTATAACGGAAAATACGTGTTGATGTGGACTAGCGAGCAGGACAAATACGGAAATGTTGAGAGAGTACAAGCTAAATTCAGAAAGTACCCTTCATACGCAGAGAGTTTGGCTGATCTGGGAAGCTTGTATAATCGTCTTGATCGGTATAAAGCAGTGGTAGGGGAAACGGATTATAAAAAAGCATGCCGAGCCGTTCAAAAAGCTGGCTACGCAACAGACATCAACTATGCTAATAAATTAATTACCATGATCGAACAGTATAAGTTGATGCAATATGACGATGTGTCAGAATTGCCGAACGAGCCTGATGATCCAGAATCCCCGGAGACCCCTGAAGAGGAACCGAGCTTTCCGAGTAAAGAATATGCGGGTAACGACATCCCTCTAAATAAAAAACTGCCGTCAGATGTGGACTTTCCTCAGCTGCATGTTTCCACGAAAGACGGAAATGACGTTGTGGAAGTAACAGGCGTGATCGTTGATCTTACAGACGATACTACCGGGAAAAAGAGCTTTACCTTTACAATTACCAAAACAGAAAGCAATGCGACTGAATTCGATTTACTGATCAACGACAATATTCTTTACATTGACGAAAGGAGATTCAAACAACAAAAATACTATATTACAGATGTAGACCTGAAGCAGGCTAAAAACGTCCTGACAAAAACAATCACGGCCAACCACATTTTTACCGTTCTGCTTGCTGAGAATCGAGTGGATGATACAGTAACGAAGAAACTGACCGTAAAAGAGGCCTTTGACATTGCGTTAAAGGGTACTGATTTTTCATATGTGCTAGAAGAGCCTGAAAGAAAATTCGCCACCGCCGAAGAAGAGAATTTCGGTGATAAAAACTCCACTGAATTAATAGATCAGCTCATAAATGATTATGAGTTAGAGCTTGACGTGGATAATTATAAAATTCATGTCTATAAGAAAATGGGGAAAGAGATTCCTTTCACATTTGACTCCCGTTATAATATGCCGGGCATCAGTATCAAAACCAACTCGCAAAACTGCTCTACCCGTGCATGGGGATATGGTGCGATGTCTAAAGACAGTAAGAGCACAGACAAAAAACCGAAATACGTATTTGAGCCGATCTTGTACATTCATCCAGAGGAAAAGAAATTCCTGCGGGAAGGTAAACCGAAGTGGGCCGACCCGATCAGAGACGAAACTATAAAAAAGTCGGGCAGCATGGTTTCTGCGCTGAAAAAACATGTGAATCCATATCCGGAAACAGTCGTCAGTGTGGATTATCAATATGTATACGAACCAAAATTGCTTAAAATTGAAAAGCCGTTCTGGAAAGGCGATACAGTCCACATTTTAGCCGACACAGCAGACGGAACGACTTATGAGGATGATGTGCGGCTCTTAACGATCCAATACAATCCGCTAAATCCATACAGCAGCCCGAAGCTGACTTTTGCCAATTTCAGAAAAGATATACAAGATATTGCGGTGAATCAAGCGAAGAAGCTGAGAGAACAAAAACGATATATTGATCAAATACTGACAGCGCTTTGATAGGCGTTTTTTATTTTGTCGAAAAGGAGAGTGAATACAGTGTTGAGGTTGAAAAAAAATTACGATACCACTAGAAACTCTCGTTATGAGGATGAGCTATCTGGTGATATGGAAGCGATCGAGAGTAGCGTAAACGGGCTTGAAAGTGAAATTACACGTCATAAGAAAGCTGCTACGGCGCATACATCTGAGCAAATTGATCACGGGGGCTTTTCTTTACGAACTTATATTGACGGACTCTATAACCGGGTGCGCAATCTCATTCTTAATGCCGACGGGACAAATGTAAAAGAAGTAGTGGATGCCCGTGTTAATGCTGATGGGGAAATTGCCCCACTGTTGAAAGAGCGTCTCGACAAGGAATATAACAAACTTCTACGTAAGATCACCAGAAACGTTAACGTAGACGACTACGGGGCCGACCCTACCGGGGAGACAGACAGCACAGAAGCATTCAAAAGAGCGATCGGAAACGGAAAGGTGCGGCTCAATCTATCAGCCGGAGAATACGTGATAAGGGGCGTAAAGCTGCCGTCATGGACGTATTTGATCGGCCAGGGCATGGGCGTCACCAAGCTAAAACTGCACGAGGACACGCCGGCCAGTGAGTGGGTTGTCACAAATGCTGATCATGCGAAAGGCAACCGGAATATCGTTGTGGAAGGTATGTCGCTTGACTGGAATCCTGATCGTCAGGGCGGCGTAAGCGCAACCGGAGGTGTACATTCAAGCTGTCTTCTTTTCGCACAAGTAAAGTTTGGTATTGCGCGCGGCGTTGAAGGCATTAATCCCGGCTTACATTGTTTTGATGTATCAGCGCCTTCTTATGACATCACAGCAAAAGATTACACGGCAACGGGGAGCAGATATATTTGGATCGACAAGTGTGTCGGCTCGGGGTATGGTGACGACGGCATTACGACCCATTACAGCGAGTATGTTTTCATCACAAACAATGTGATGACGAATCCGCGCGGCACTGCACACCGTAAAGGCGGAGCCAATTCAAACGGAATTGAAGTGGACGACGGCTCTAAGCATGTCTGGGTTATAGATAATTATACGGAGGGGAATGTGCGGGGCGTAGAGGTAAAAGCTCATAAGGAATGGCCGGCACCGAGTGACGTTCACATTCGCGGTCATGAATCATTTCGTGACGTTCGCTCATTTGATTTACGGCATATTGATCACCATCTTGTAAAAGACCCTTGGAGCGAGACGGCTCGTGATGTGACATTAGTAGACTGCACATCCCGTGAACCCGTCTATAATTCGCTTTATGAAGGATTAGCTCCGAAAGCCCTTGTCGTTTCGGCGTACCAGCGTGTTCAGATAATCGGTTTTAAAGCGATTGGCGATCCGACATATGACTACAAAGACAGCTCGATCATTGCCTTCCAGTATAAGAGCAGGAAGATAACAGTAAACAACTTGCACATTACCGGATTTAAAAAGGCTGATTGTGACATTTATATTACCGGCGGCGATCAGATGACCGACGATGTATTTATTTCTGATTTTGTTATACATGATTCCGCAAGAACCGGCATTGCGATAGGGGGCGGTGTATATAATGTCAACTTGTTAAATGGGCTTATGCATGTGGCAAGCGGAACGGCCGGCATTACATCCCCGAACACCCAGACCAATATTTTTCTTGTCAGAGCTTACGGTTATAAAGATGCGGCTGTCCTTGCCGGAGAAAAGCATTCAGTCGTTCCGAATAACGTCAAGGGAGGCTTTCGAGCAGCTTCCAGCTCCGGCCATGCACTTACGAAATACAGCGCGATTATTGCGTGTACGGGGCCGACGTACGCGAAAGGTGAGCGCAACCTGCTTGCAGGGAACGCCGGCGGCTCTTCCTCAGAAGGCTCACGCAACGGTGTCATGTTTTCATACGATTCTCATACAACAGGAGACGGGCCGTCCTCGGGTGTCATGTTCTCCAAGGCCACTAAGAACAGCAAATCTTACACAATGGTTTTAGGCCATGGAAACGGCAAAGCCTCCGAAGCCAACAAAAAAATTGAATTTAACGCAAAGGGCGGAACAGTCAAGGCCACAGGCGCCATCGAGAGCGTCTCGAATTTAAAAGACTTGGCGGAGTATTTTGAATCAGCTGATGGAGCAAAGATAGAGGCATCTTATCTGGTAGCGTTAGAGGGCGACAAAATCCGAAAAGCGCAAGAAGGCGACAAGATACTCGGGGTCGTTTCTAAGACTGCCGGCGTTGTGCTTGGCGGAGCTGCCTTCTATTGGAATGATCGTTTTCTTCGTGATGAATTTGGCGGCATTATCTACCGGGAAGTATTTGACGGAGAGGACATCATTACGATTCCAGCTGAGAACCCGAACTATGATCCGGAAGCTGAGTACAAGCCGCGAGAGGAACGAGACGAGTGGCATATTATTGGTTTGATTGGTCAAGTGTTCGTGCGCGTTGATGATACCGTTAACGTCGGTGACAGTGTTTCAGCAGTTGACGGGATCGCGACAAAGGCGGAAAGCGGCGGATACGGAACCGTGATGAGATTTGAATCCCCGTACGATGCGGAAAAAGGATACGGTGTGGCGCAAATGATGGTTACGCCGCAGCACTAAGGAGGGATAAGCGACGATGTATAAAACGGGCAGCGTGCCGATCAGCATTAATACAAATCCAATCAATGGCCAGAGTACAAATATACAATTTATGACGCAAGACACGGGCAGCGCAAAGCTGTTTTTTTCTTTTACAAAGGATGGTGTACCGTTGCCTCTGTCAGCCGTAGACGCAAAAATTGTCCTCCTGTATGATGATGGATCGTTTTATAAAAAGAGCCTTTCCATCATTGACAAGGTAAATGGAACAGCGGAATATGTGCTGTCGAATGCAGAACTCAAGCATTACGGAACGGTTAAGGCTGAAATCAAACTATATTACACGAACGGGCAAGCGCTGGCGACTTCATTTTTTACTTTCTCTATCGCTAAAACGTTAGAAGATCAAAATATCATTCCGACAGCTGACTATTACATTGACGATTTTGAAACGCTGAGAGACGGGGTAAGCCGCATTGTGGAAGAAATCAGCCAGACTGTCGAGGAATTACAAAAGAAATTTGCCGATCTTGAAGCCATTGAAACGAAAGAAGGCGCGCAGCAGAAGGCGGATGATGCAGAGGAAAAGGCCAGAGCTTATACGGATGAACATGCGAATGACGAAGAAAAGCATATCACGGATGCCGAAAGAAAGGCGTGGAATGCCAAGGAAACTCCCTCCGGCGCGCAAAAGAAAGTAGACGCCCATGCAAACGATCAAGAAAAGCATGTTTCTGCAGCAGATCGGAAGGCTTGGGACGCCAAGGAAACCCCTTCGGGTGCTCAGGATAAAGTAAACCTGCACGCCAACAATACGGACATTCACGTTACGGCCGAAGATCAGGCGTATTGGGATGATATGACCCGGCAGTTCAAAGCTCATAATTACAATCAAGAACGGCACATCTCGGCAGTTGAGCGGAAGACATGGAACGGGGCCGCCACCTATGCCAACATCATGCTGAAGAACGGAGCCGCCGCAGGGACGCGGACACCGATGTATGCAAAATGGGGGGCGTTTTTAATCTTACGGGGGCATGTGAAAACAGACGCCGAAATCATATTCGGCTCCATCCCCGCGGAATACGCACCTGCTGGCGGTTCCGTTATAACAGTGCCGTTAAGTGGTACAGGCGGCACAGCCAATTTGATCATTTATGATGATGGAGACTTGAAAATAAAATACCCGGACCCGGCGGACTCAAGTAAGATGGGTGGAGGCTACTATCTGGATGTGGTCGTGGGCTTCCAGGAAGGAGGGACAGCATGATTCAGGTTTATGAATATGATGAAAATTTCATTCTAACCCAGCCCCTTTCAATTAAACCGGATGAAGAAGGAAATTATACAATTCCTGAAAATTGCACAATCGTCCAGCCTCCTTCTTTTATAAAGGCGATGTATCATCCAGCTGAGAAGATATGGACGGAGACGGCCACAGAGGAAGAGAAAAACGCCCTGGAAAAGCAAATTGAAAGCGGGCGGGTGCCTTCTCCCGTCGATGAATTGAAAGCTCAGAACGCGGCCATTACAACACAGCTTGCGGAAGCGCAGAGCCTGGCCGAGTCACAAGCGCAAATGATAGCCAATCTTTATCTATTGCTGGCGGAGGGAGGGAAAGGGGTATGATGGATTGGTTTAAAAGCGTTAAAACCATCTACGGATGGGGGCCGCAGTATTATAGTAATGCAGACGTGGCCCATTTTGTTGAGTGGGGAAGAATTACAGAAGACGAATACAAACAAATAACCGGCTTGACCTATCCGATGACAAAACAGCCTGTCAGTGTGGATTTAGGCGGCGCCGCAAACTGATCAACACCCGGAGAGGTGTTTTTTATTTTGCCTCGAAGGAGGTGATAACAATTGGAGGGAATATACGTGTGGATGAATTTTGAGAGCTTACAGATCGCAAGAGCATATCTTTTTGGGGAGGTGAAATATCTTGATTTAATGCTGGTGCTGAACATCATTGACATCATTACCGGTGTGATAAAGGCATGGAAATTCAAGGAGCTTCGGAGCCGTAGCGCATGGTTCGGCTATGTGCGTAAGATGCTCAGTTTCCTTGTGGTTATCGTGGCGAATGCTATTGATACGATTATGGATCTGAACGGCGTCCTGACCTTTGCGACCGTTCTTTTTTATATTGCAAATGAAGGCCTTTCCATCACAGAGAATTTAGCGCAGATCGGCGTGAAAATTCCGGCCGCCATCACTGACCGGCTTCATGTAATTGAAAGTGACAACGATCAGAAAACAGAAAAAGAGGACAAAGCTGCTGAGTAAATCCGGCGGCTTTTTTATTACTCAAAAGGAGACGATGAAACATGGTGAAAATCACTAAAGACTTTATTCCAGTGGGGCACAATAACAGACCGGGATACGCAATGAACCCGACATACATCACAGTTCATAACACGGCAAACACGACACAAGGGGCAAGCGCAGCCATGCACGCCCGTTATGAGAAAAATCCGGAAACACCCACCAGCTGGCACTTTACAGTAGACGACAAAGAGATTTATCAACACCTACCCTTGAATGAAAGCGGTTGGCACGCGGGCGACGGAAACGGCACCGGTAACCGGAAATCTATCGGCATTGAAATTTGTGAGAATAGTGATGGAGATTTTGAAAAAGCCGTGGCAAATGCGCAATGGCTGATCAAAAAGCTCATGAAGGATCAGGGTATTTCCCTTGCAAACGTGGTCCCTCACCAGCACTGGTCCGGCAAGTATTGTCCGCGCAAGCTGCTTGATCGATGGGGCTCCTTTAAAGCAGGTATCAGCGGTGCCCCGTCTAAAACGGTAAAATCTCCTGTTGATAAAACAAAAGAATCTTATATTAAAAATACAGTTATTGCTGACAGCCTTAATGTGAGAACTCAACGCAATGCCAACTCGTCTATTGTGCTTGCTCTTCCTAAAGGTTCGACTGTCCAATATAAAAAAGGATCGACTCAAAATGGTTGGGGTTACATTAAATATACCAATTCTAAAGGAGCCACATACAGCGGTTACGTTAACGTAAGGTATATCAAGAGCGATGCAGAGTTAGGGAAAACCCCTTCAAAATCTGCTCCTGCTAAATCTTCAAACAAGACTAGCGGGGGTATTAAGTCTGTAGGCAAAATTAAAATTGTTGGTGTTAAAAGTGCAGCCATTATTATGGACAAACCAGACCGTAAAAACGCCAAGAATGTGGATACAATTGGTCTTGGCAAGACAATTAACATCTCAGGTTCTGTTAAAGGTACAAACAACTCTAAAGGCTATTGGGAAGTCATCCACGGCGGCAAACGGCGGTATGTGTCTGGACAATATGGAAAAATGGTTTAA